CCACGGAGAAATCTTTTCTTCCTACATACTTCCTCCGAACACCGGGATCTCCATATCCGTCACGAAAGATTACTTCCAACTCATATTTCTCACCATTGATAAGACGGCGAAAAGGTTTAAGATAGAGCATTAGCAGGTACGCATCCTTAATGAGCACTTCATGCTTTTCTCCGGGCTTCAGCGCAATGAAGTTCAAGAAACGTCCTCGCTCAATTTGATACCTGGGGTTGTACCACGCAGCTTCTTTCTTCTGCCCTCGTGTTTGTTTTTGAAAAATCTTTATGAAAATATTCGGGCCGTTATCCTTGAGGGGATAGAAATCATCGAACAGACGCACGGTCTTTTCGCCCTTGTTCGTGAACACCAGTTTGAAGTCAGGGAAGGCCGCCCTCGCGTCAAACTCGGTTTTTTCCATCACCACGGAACATTCCACTCCGTTGTCGGCCATGTCCCCCCATGCCGCGGCATGGAGGGACAGGCTTGCCAGAAGTCCTAAATATTGGAAGATTTTTTTCATTGCAGCGCGAGCTTGGCCGTTGCCCGGAGAACGCCCAGGAAACAATCCTTACCCTGCTGATTATAGTAGCGCGTTTCGAGTTCACAAGAACATTGTTTCCAGCCTTCCAGATCGACTTCATCCAGGCATACCGGAATCGTGACGCTGTATTCCTGACCGGGTGCAAGCTCCCGGTAGTTCAAGGGTCGCTGGAAGGTCATGGTGCCAATTTCCCTGTTCAGGATGCGCATTTTCCCCTGTTGCGTCCTCAACACCGTCACGAAAAAGAAATCGGACGTTTCGTCGTTGATTTCGTCCGGAATCCGGACAGGCTCGTTTCCTTCGTTGCGGAAGCGGACTGTGATTTTGCCTTCCGTGAATTGGGAAGTATCCGCCATGGAGAGGATCAAGGGCGCCGGTTCCTCCGCAACAGCCATGCTGCGAGTTTCACCTTCGCTGACCGGAGGCATGAAACAGGGAGGCTCGATCGTTCCAGGTTTCGTGATAAACCTGGGCACATTGTTCCACCCCATCGCGTCGGCCAGACGAATGACATAGGCGGTTGCCTCGTTCAGGACTTCCTGTCCGGCGCAATAGGGTCTGTCATTGGCATCATCCGGCAACGCCAGTACATAGTCTGACGTTTCTTTCCAAAGGTCCAATGCCATTTCATTGGCAAGAGCCTGCATGAACTTCACGGCTTCATCCATGTTCGGTTCTTTGTCGCAGGAGATAGTCTGCTTTTCAAGCATTTCCTGTATTTTGGAGTCCTTCCAGTAGAACTTGTAGGCATCCTCCCATTGACGGCGGTGGTGTTCTTCGTGGGCGAGGGAAGCCTGCGGCGTGTGCCATGTTCCAACTTCTGCACGAGATTGATAACCGTTCATTTCGTTGACCGCTTCGGTGGCTTCTTCTTCATTGAGAGGGGGATCAACATAGGGATTCACGTAAATGCCTTCATACATAGTTAGCTTGGCTCCGGCAGAAACGGAAACAACACGACACCTCCATACGTTTTCCGATTCATCTTTGCAAACCGTTACGCAAATCTTAGGTCTCAAGCTACTTACATTGCAGTCACCATTCCCTTCCAAATAGACGGGTTCCGGTTTCTCAAATTCCAGTTCCACTTCCTTGGATGGCTCACAGGTGATAGTGGATTCCTTTTCAATCGTCCACAATTTGATTTTGGGGGACGACGAGAATTCGCGCTTCATCGTCGAGTTGCCTTCATACTTCCCTTCCGTAATAGGTTTGGTATCCATGGTAACGTTGAATGCAATGGCATTGTTGCTGACGGGGGTGTAGGCGTTGTTGGTCCACGACAGGGCCACCTTGTAATAGCCCGCTTTCAGGTACCTGGAATCGGTTTCAATATTCAGCTTGCCGTTGGGTGGTGTCCCATCCTTTTTTATAGCTTGCTCACCGGCAATCGTCAGGCTGCCTGTGTCGTCGGCTTCCACGCCGAAATAGTACAGGCCGTCTTCCTCGACCTTGATGAACATTTCCGGCGCTCCGGCGCAAGTGGCGTGTTCACACGCCGAACCGTCAAAGTTGAACGTCATCGCGTCAACTCCGAGCGTCTTGCTGATAAGAGGCTCATTCCCTTGATAAATGCAGACGGGATTAACTGCCTTGTTGATTGGTATATAATTGTTCATTGCTATTGTTGTTGTTTACTTTTTGGAAAGACTGAACCATCAGCCTTCCGGTATTCTGGCGGCGTTCCCTGAACCCATCAACACGTTTAACACGTAGTCCCCCCTCATTCGGAACGAAGAGGAACGACCTCCCCTCTAATTTTACGTGCTGCCGTGAACTTGCAAAAAAACTCCTGGTGCATTTTTATATCCTGATTCACGCCATTTTGGAACAAAGTTGCTCCATATAGATCTGACAACAGGCACGGGCGGCATTCCGCCGCACAATCATGATGCCTTAAAAAACAAGCATTCTCTCCTTCTCTGTCCGTTCCGCCAAAGAAAAAGGCTGTTTCCAGAGAGTCCTTCACTTAAAAACAAAGCATCTTTTCCAAAAACGAGATTGACACCCGCGGTTCTTTTCCCTAGTATCCGCGCACAGCATCAGCGGCGGGGTAGCCAAGTGGTAAGGCGACGGTCTGCAAAATCGTTATTCGCGGGTTCGATTCCCGCTCCCGCCTCCAAGATGTTGTCAAAGCCGGTTCAAGTCGCGTTCGTCTAGCGGTCCAGGACTCCCGCCTTTCACGCGGGCAACACGGGTTCGAGTCCCGTACGCGATGCCAATTCTCGTCAGCACGTGACGGAATGACCCTTGATTTTCCTACATTTTGCGCAGTTTTGAGCGCACCTGAAAGCGCCTGACAGAAAAAAGCGCCCTGTACATGCAACTGTACATTGTCTAAGGACTGTACAGCACTATGGCAGGCATCATCAAACGCAACAACAAATGGGTGGCCGTCTTCCGCTCCCTGGACGGCAAAGAGCTTCGGAAAACAACCGGCATCGACGTGGTTCCCAAGGCGCTGCTTCCGGGATCCAATAAGAAATCAATTATGTCCCAGAATGAAGCCCGGGCGCGGCTCGTCGCCCAGGAGATGGAGAAGGAAGCCCGGTACGGGGTTTTTGACCTGGACAAGGTGAAGGCCATTGCCGGGGACCAGGCCGGCGTGCTGAAAGCCACCATGAACGGCATGACGGTGACGCGGTTTCTTTTTGACTGGCTGGACGGGAGGAAAAACAAGAAGCGGGCCTATGAGCGGGACGGCATGGCCGTCCGCCGGCTTCTGGCGTTCCTGGGGGACCGGCGGAATATGCCGCTGGCCGCCCTGAATAAAGGGATGGCGAAGGATTTTGTAGAAACGGAAATGGAGCGCGTTTCCGCCGGAACCGTCATCCGCTATGTGTCCACGCTCTCCACCGCGTTCAATGCCGCTGTAGACCGGGAGATTCTTCCCCGAAATCCGTTCCGGGGCGTCATGCCTTCCAGGGCGGACCACCAGGCGGAAAAGCAGCTGCGCGGCGCGTTCACGATGGAGGAAGTGAATACCATCATTGAACGGTTCCCGGATGAATGGCCGGATCTGGTGCGGGTGTGCCTCTACACCGGAGGTCAGCGCCTCGGAGACCTGGCGACGCTGAAATGGGAGCAGATTGACCTGAAGAACTCCTTCCTGTTCATGACCACGCAGAAGAGCCGGCGCCGCATGAACAAGCCGATCATCCAGCCCTTGAAAGAGGTTCTGGAAAGGCGTCTGGTCAACCGGGTGAACGATTACGTGTTTCCCCTGGCCGCGCTTCGCCATGCCCATGCCGGAGGGCGTTCGGACAAGCTTTCCACGGAGTTCACGACATTGTTGAAAACGTACGGGATCATCCGAGAGATGCCCGGGAAAGTGAGAGGCGACCGTCACCGGCTTTCGGAAAAGAGCTTCCACAGCCTCCGGGCGACCGCCGTGACCGTCCTGCGCCTGGCCGGGGTGTCCCCGGATTTGTGCCGCTTCATCGTCGGACACGACTCCGAAGAGATTGAGCGGGTGTATTTCCGCCCGGATTCGTCGGACGTTCAGGAGGCCATGAGCAAGATTGCCGTCGGCTTGGCCCGTTAGCCTTCCTTCCCTAAGACGATCATTTTGTTGACATCAACAAGATGATCCGTCTTCTTCCTTGTGGAACCGGTAACGGTACAAGGCGTCCATGGCGCGGGCGCGCTCGGATTTGGGAATGTTCGTAGGGCGCGGGTTGCCGAAGGTGACCATCCAGAATTCGGCGTATTTTTTCGGCGTTACGGCGATGCTGAACCAGTTCCAGGCTGTCCACTTCCCTTCCCTGTTGAAGGGCGTCCAAGGTTCGTCAAGCCTGATCCGCTCCTGGGGAAAGAGCCCCTGGATGGTACGGCAGATCGTCAGGTCTTCGGGAGCAAGCGCGGGGATGTCAGCCTGCATCAGTTCCTCAGCCGCCAGTCTGGCCGCCCTTCCGCTGATCGCGTAACACGGCCCATAGGCGGAGCGTTCGGACGGGTGGCCGGGGTTCTGGTAGCCGGAGGCGTGCAACGCCAGCCCGTTGCGCTGCATGTCGAGGATCCAGCCGCCCGACAACAGGAGCGTGTCGGAGTCGATTTTGACGATGACGTCATCGTCCTCCGCTTCCCCGGCCAGCGTGGAAATGATGCCCCGGACGCATTCCGGTCCGCGCAGGTTGTCGCAGCGGGGGAAAGAGCTCCGGCGATACCGCGCCCCATACGCTACAAGAGCCCTCCTGGCCTCCGGGGGCACCGGGGCGGCGCTGTCGTCCACCACCGTGATGACGGCTTCAGGCAGGGCCGCCGCGGCGCATCGGACACAAACGAGGGCTTCCTCCGCGTCTCCGGCATAGGTGAATAGATAGATTCTGATCATGGTGTTTGTTAAGCTGGTCCGTAGGGGTAGAAGGTGCCTCCGAAGACGGGTATCTGGATCATTCCCAGCGCGTATTGCGTCACCTGGTCGTCTTCGATGTCGGCTATCTGGAAAGAATAGTCGAAATTGACGTCAGGCTTTTTCTCTCCGAGCCTGATCGGATAGACCGGTCCGGGAATGCCCGAGACGTCAACGCCCGTCAATTTGGCGTCCTGGTCGAAATGGGCGTTGAGCCATACTTCCCCGCTGGTTTGGGGGATAGTCACCCAGGAAGAACCGGAACCGCCCCCCTGCGGGTATTTGCCGAGCAGCGAGCCGTTCAGGTAGAGCGCGCCGGGCTTCATTTGCGCCCCGGTGATGGCCCCCTCCGTATCTTTCTGCAAGCGCACTTGGAAACCGTATTCCGGCGCGGGCGTGGATTCTCCCGTGGCCGTGGTGATGTGCTGGCTGATGGTGGGGGATTCCGGCTTGGGGTCAAAGCCGTATTCCGTCGATTCCGGCGCTCCCTGCATGTTTTCCAGCGTGGAGGATCTGCGTGACGTGGCATTCACGCGCTTCAATTCTACCCATTCTTCAATCCCTAGTTGTTCCGGCGCGCCGTAGGACAGGGAAATCACGTTGGTCTGGAGGTCGCGGCTCACCGTCTGAATCATGGTGTTGATGTTCTGCCACTCTGGGTTGCCTCCCAGCAGCGAGACGCGGCGGCCCATGTATTGCCGCGTCTGCGCTTCACCAAGCGCGACAAAGGAAATAGAGCCGTCCCAGGGCAATTCCTGCATGGATTCCCATACCGTTTTGGCAATGTCCCCATAGGGAACGCCTTCCGAAGGTTGCGGCGATTCCCCTTCTTCCGGACCGTTGGAGGGCTGTTCCCCGTTGTAGATGCCGTCAATGGGGTAGCTCGCGTAGGGGCGGTCCATGGTGACCAGATCCACCGAGAATTCTTCCCAGAAGCAGGGCACGCCTTGCAGCGTTCCCACATTCTTGAATTTCTCCCTCCACTTGGACGCGGCGCTTTCCGGGATGGCAAGACGCTGCTTGACGGTGGCGTTGCACCATTGCGGGCGGAGGGATTTCGTGTGAATTTGCCCGTCCGTCAGTTCATAACCCGTGGCGGAGGTGTTGTAGCCTTTCGGTTTTTCCTCCGCTCCGTCCCAGGGCTTCCCGGTGATGGTCGGATCCTTGTCATAGACAGCAATCGCGCCAACGTCTTTCATCCACGGGAAATGATGTTTCCAGAAACTTTCAATCATTTTGTTCTGGTCAATTTTCCTCCCCGTCACTTTCATGCGCTGGTAGGACAGGCTGCCGGCCCGGGTGCCCTGCACCGGCTGCGGATCTTCTACCGGGGAACCGGTAGAACTGTATTTAGAATAGTAGAAGTCTACTGACGTCCGGTAAACGATGGAGTGCGGCAAGGTCGGGTCCCCGTCTTCCGGGTATTTGGACAGGTAGGAGACGCGGTAGCCGTTGCTTCCGGTGGTTTCTGCGACGATAGCCACGCAGGGAGGCACGAGGTCGCCGCGTGGGACCAGGGAAACGTCCATGGCTTTAATCTCGCCGGATGGCTGCAAGGGAAGCGAAATGGGCGTCAGGGCGTCATAGTCCGTGATGATGAGTTTGGGGCGCGCGCCGCTGTAGTCATAGTAGGAAACCATGCGGGGCGACCAGCGGCGGATGGATTGAAGGAGGCTGCCAATCGTATCACAGGAGGCGTTCCACGGAATCAGCATCTTGTCATCGCTGATGCGTAGTTCGTAGTCCGCCGGGTGGTGCTTGGCAAGGTTCAGCACCCGGGAGAGCGCGGCGGAAAGGCTTATCTTCGGAATGATGGCTCCCCCTCCGCTGACTTTATTCCACATGGAGAAGACCGGCTTCCAGTCGTTATCCAGGGCAAAGCAATGTTCCAGCCAATACCAGGGATCGGAAAAGACGATTTTCCACGCACGGGAAGAGCCGCTGTAGGTCTTTTCGATGCTGGAAACGAGGCCGGATAGAATGGTGTTCCCTTTTTGGGAAATGGTGACAGTATCGAACTGTTGGAAGGGCAAGACCTCGCCCAAGGTGCGGACGGGATAAACCGCGGTGATGGCGGAGGCGGAAAAGCTTTGCTGGTCGTGGGTCAGGCTGGACGGTTTGAGCGCCAGCAAGTCATTGATGGTGATTTCGTGGTTCCTGCTGCTTGTAAATGGTTAGTGGTTTATTTCTTATCGGCGATCTTTTGGAGCAACGTCAGAACCTTTGCACACCAGAAGCAGCCAAGGCAGGAGAAGGCTCCTGATAGCAAATAGATGAAGGCTATTGGAAACTGATGATGATAAAAATGGCTTAAAAATAATACAATACCAGCAATAATTGTCATTGCTCCCACTACTTGAAACAACCCCTCTACTGTGATTTTTAGAGGCTCTTGCTCATTCAGTTCTTGTTTTTTCTCTAATAGCATTTCTTCTCTTCTTTTTTCTGACTTATCTAAAAGAACTTCAACAAAGCTTTTCTTTTGTTGCCGCTCCGTTTCTTTTTCTTCTGATTTTCTGTTAGTGTTTTTGGTCAGATGATAAATCCTTCCAAAGGATAGCCACTCCTGACCTCCTTCAGGGCAAACGAGAGTTTCTGACAAGATTTTCCCTTCCTTGTACAAGGCTTCAAGTTCTTCAAAAGAGTAAGGCCCTTCAGCATTGTTTGAGTTGGATGCGACGTAATAATTAGCCATAGCGGTATGGTGTTATAAATGGGCGTTAGTGCAAGCCTAAAAGCTGGTTAAAAGCCTCCGGCAAGCCGGTTTATCCCTGTTTGCAATCTTCCGTTGCCCTTCTGTACTATTTTCAAGATTTCCTCGAATTTAGCATCTACATATTTTTTTGTATCTGCTTGCACGGCATTTACATTGGCGGTCTGTGCTGTTGCTATGGTTTTCAAATAATCCATCAATTTTTTAGTGTATTGTCCGCTTTCTCTCAATACGTTTTCCATCACGTCAAACGCCCCTTGAATCTCGCTGGGGTCGATTTCCGTATCTTTGTCAGAAATGCTTTCCGCAAGGCGTTTCTTCCCTGCATTCAAAGCTTCGCGGGCAGCCGCAATCCGGGCGCGTTGCTGGGCTGTAGGATGCTCGGGAACGCCTTCAAGAGTAATGCCGCGGATCATCGCCTGCTGCCTCTCGGCAGTCTGCTTTTGAGCCTCCCTTTCGGCCCGTTCACGAGCCTTCTTTATTTTTTCTTCATTTCTTCGGGCTTCCTCTGCTTCTTCCCTGTCTCTTTGCATGTTAAATGATTTAACCTTGCCGGCGTCTATTTGATTTTGAATAGCATCGGTTTGTTCCATGTTTTTGATAGATGCTTCGGTCGAAGCCATTGCATCCCCCAAAGAACCGGCTTTCTCCGTTAATTTATCAAACTGTTTTTTCGCGGCATCCGTATTCTTCTTAAACTCTTCTACTGCATCTGATACTTGTTTGAAGCGACTATTGACATCTGTTCCTTGGCTATAGTCTAATTCAAGATTTACGCCACCGGATCTCAATGACTCCTGAAATTCTCCCAATCCAGATTGGGCAGCATTTAATTCTTCTTGCGCTGCTGTACGAGCAACTAAAAGACGTTGATTTTCCTCTTGTGCTTGAATTAAGTATCGTTGAGCGTCCTCACGTCGAGTGGCATTTGGGGCATATTTCACTCCTATTTCTCTTCTTTGTATTGCTTTTTGTATTTCGGGTAATTTTTCATTTATCTCATCGATACTCCGTTGAGCACGTTCTTGCTGCTGTAAAAGGCCAAGAACATTTTGAAGAGAAGGAAGGTTCCCTTGCTTGAATTGCATATCAAAAGCATGAGCTTCCGCAGCATCTCGGGCCTTGACTGCCTCCGCAAGCTGTTTCCCTATATCCATATAATTAGCCTGCTCCACGCCTAAATCACGCTGTCTGATTTTCTGATCCAGATTCTGATCAACCATCATCAAGCCGTAATCTCGCTGCCTCTTAGTGATTCTTCCTTCCTGGTAGCCCACTTCCAAGTTGACGCGGTCAAGTTCCGCCTGGCGTGTATCAACGCCTTTCTGGCGGGCCGCTTCCTCCCGTCTCAAGCGAATTTGTTTTTCAAGCTCTTCCGTCTGATATTCAAATTCCCGGGTAATTCCCTTTACATAGTTTTGATACTCTTCATTAACGGTCTTGGTGCGTTCTTGCTGGTTGAATTCCTGCAAAGCCTGATAACTTGCCCGGATAGCCTGACGAGAAGATTCGGCAATCTCTTTGCTATGCTCCTTCATTTTTTTGGCGAGATCCGCCGACTTGTCTTCCGTTTTTCCCATCCATTCGTAAAGCTTCGCCCCGGCCAGAACGGCAAGCGACATCGCGCCGGCCAGCCCTGCGCCGCCTCCGAAGCCTATCACCAGCCCGGGAATATTGTTCATGATGCCCCGGATGCCGTACTGCAAGTCATCAAAGAAGTAGGCAGCCTGCAAGGCCCCCTGACCCATGTTCTTCACGCTCCTGGTTGCCTGCTGGCTGCCTTTGTCCAGCTGATCCGTCGACTTGTTCAGCGCGTCGATCTGCTGTTTGGCTTCTTCCACGCCTTTTCCGTCCAGCGTGGACTTGAGTTTGATTTCAATTTCTTTCTTGGTGGCCATGATGGTAGATGTGGATGGTTATTGTTGAGGGCGGGCTTCTTCGATGACGAAAGCGGGCAGTTTCCCGGCGGTGAGGGCATTGCGGGATTCTTCCACGCGTTTCTGCAAGGATTCCAGGAGCATCATATCCCGGATGATGACGCCGAAGGCATGGGAGGGATCGACGCCAGCGGCTTGAGAGGCTGTAAAGACGCTTTCCCTCAATTCCTGCGCCGCCTGGTTCAGGTTCGGGTTCTTGCCGCATTCTTCGGCAAATTCGACGAAAAGCCGTTCTATTCCGTTTTGTTGTGGTTCATTCATGATTTCTTGTTGATTGGCATGAGGTTAAAATAATGTCTCACTTGGAGACGTAGCTAACGAGAAGGGATAATCCGAACGTGCGCCCGGGAGCGTCCGCCGGCATGGGGTAGATGGCATTTCCTAGGCCGTCAAACGCCTGCGGATGGGACAGCATGGCGTGTTGCTCAAAAATGCCGTTCTGGTTTTCCACGACCAGCTGCCAATCCGAACGGATTTCCACGCCGGGAGAAAACGTCCATTTCACGTTCCCGCCTTCTCCGGTGGAGACGGCTTCGCTGCTGGTCGCCAAGAGAGAGGCAGACCCGTTTTCCACCCGGTAAAGGGTCAAGGTCCCTGAATTGACGCTCGTCGGGTTCGTCGTCGCGATCTCCAACAGCGTGACGCCGGTTCCTGCCGGGAAATCCGGGTAAACGTCAGACGGAATCCACCGCCAGGAGGAATAACTCATAGGGTTGTCCGTGTAATTCCCCGAAGGAGGAAGCAGCCTCCTTTGTTGAGGGGAGGCCGCATCCTGAATGATTTCGGCGAGTTTGGTCAATCCGGTACCGTCCTGAATGACGGTGACATAGAGGCTCCGTTCCTCCGTGGTCCCATTGGCGGGTACAGTGGCGCGGAACGATCCGTTGTTGCCGTTGGTGACGTTGGAAACCGTGACGCCGTCGCCCGGCACGGCCTGCCATCCCTGGCCGAGCGGCTCTTTTCCGGCACCTGGGCTGAAAGAAGACTCGACGGAGAAAGTATACTGCCCCCCCGAGGCGGGAGCGGACACGGAATCGGGCGTCACGCTGAATATCCAGTTGGAATTGTCCGGAGTCCGGTCGGTGACCGTCATGGTCAGCGTGACCAGCAGGCACAGATAGCCGTCCTCGGGGGACGGCGGAGGAATGAAATTCTCCGTCTCAAACTGGTAGCCGGTGATGACGGCGGCAAAACGCCATTGAGGCTGGTCGGCGAACTGCAGGTACAGATAGCCGTTCTGATTGCTGGCCAGCCACAGGGCAAGATTCTCCTGATAGGAGGCCATATCCTGATAATCCGTAAACCAGCGGTAAAACGCGATGGTGCGCTGCTCCACGGCGCTTCCCAGCCCCTGCGCGAACGCTCGCGGTCCGTCTACCAGCGACGTTTCAAATGCCTCCATGGACCCGCCGAAGCGGGGAGGCTCCGGCGTATCGTCCCAGAGGTTGAGCAGCTGGATCTGGTTGCCGGCGGCGGAAACGTAACGCGCCGCGTAGGGGGCCTGGTAAGTCATGGGCGGTTACTGGTTGAGATAGTCCTTCACGCCTTCCGCAATGGCTTCGGCAATGCGTCCGGGATGGTCTTTCATCATGGCGGCGTTTTCAGGATTGGTGATGAAGCCGCATTCGCAGAGCACCCACGGACAGCGGGTCTTTTTCAGGACGGCGAGGCCCGGACGGGACTGCACGGTGTTGGCCCGTCCCGGAAGCAGCCGGGCAAGAGGTTCCGCGATGCACAGCGCAAGCCGGCTCCCTTTGACGCTTCCCGGGTAGAAACATACATGGGCGCCACGCGGAGCAGGATTTGGAACGTAAATGAGTTCCTTTCCTTCGTCTGTTTCAACCGTTTTTTCGGTGCTCGCGCTGTCGCAATGCAGGGAAATGCCGAAGTCATAGCCTCCTTCGTTAGCGACCTTGACGGTGGCGTTCAAGTCCTGGGAATTGGTCATCTTCGGAAAGTCAATCACATCCACCCGGGATCCCAGCCGTTCCAGCATGGGGGCGAGGCGTTCGGCGATCGTCGCCGCGACGGCGTGTTCTTCAAGCCCGTTCCCGCGGGCCCCGGTGTTGTTGGCATGGCCTATATCAATAGCTATTTTCCTGATTATTCTCCTTTAATGGTTGATTGTTAATATGATTGAACTTGTAAGAAAAACTTTACAGTTGGTCAGTAGTCCGCTCATCGGACGAACACAAGGCTAGCAATGGGGAAGCAGAACGCGGCAATGCCCGCCGCCGTGTCTCCGCAAGCGGCAAAAACGCCGGCCATCACGCACCCCATCAGCGGCAAAAGAACGGAAGGATTCAGCAGCTTATTCACTTTTCCAGTTTCTTTTCTATGTTTTCGACTCGGACGGCAAGCAGTTGGATCGCCTTGGCGGTCTCCACCTGGGCTTGTGTCTGCATGGTCATCAAATCACAAAGGCGGTCATTGTGGTGACCCATGACGTCCCCGATGTACCAGCAGGCAGCGCCGCAAATGGCCAGCGAGAGCATGACGCAGGCCCAGGCGGGGAAAGCCTTGGCGAAGTCGAAGAAACGGGCCGGTACTTCGGAGAGCTTACACATGGTCTTATTTCTTGGAGGGGATGACCTGCACGACGGGCGGAACATCCGTTTCCGGCTGGGCCTGACTGTAGGAGATATGCCCCGGTTCCAGCACCAGGCAGGAGCCGTCCTTGCATACCACCGTCTTTTCCGGCGTCACGTCCACGGAATGACCGCAGCCGGGTTGCGTCAGAATCCCCGCAGCAACCAGGGCCCCAATCACAGCTCCGGCGATGACTTTTGCCCAACTCTCTTTGATACCCCAACCGGTCAGGAGACCAGTCAGCCAACTCACTTTTTCTTTATTCGTGCTCATATTATTTAGTAGTGAAATGCTTGAAAAACTCCACGGCGGCGGGATCGG